CGTCGTGTGAGGCGAAGAACACATCGCCCTGTATAGTGTCAACGAGTTCTCCCTTGTGGGAAATCAGCATGTTTAGCGGAAGACCAATCAACTTTCCCTCTTCGTTCAGCCACATGTCCACCTTGTCTGTGATGGATAAACACTCAATGTACCCACCAACGAGTTCCTGCATGTCGGCAAGGGTAAGATTCTCTCGCTCTTCAACGCGAGGCGCATGCCCAACCTCTTTAATCATTATTCTCATTGATATTCACCCCCTTGATAAGCGTGTCTCTGCTATTGCGGAACTCTATCCGCACAATCTTTACGTCTTTCTCGTAGTGAGACAGACAGTAATCAATATCGTCCTGCGTGAATGTGTCTGTGTTCATCACGTTTCTCTTCGTGCCGTCTGCGTAAATAACGTACACCCAATTACTTGGCAAATCAAAATAACCCATAATCAAACCTCCTTTACCATTCAATAATCTTGTAGAAACCATCTTTGTACTCGCCATGCAGTCTGTCATATTCCTCACGCTTTGTAAGGTCAATCTCCGCGTCAATTAGACTGTCAAACGTGGCAAATACTGTGTGGTCTTCCTCACATATGATTGCCCACTCCGTGTCTGTCGCAAGAGTATATCCGCTCATAAGTTCCGACAGAATCTTCGCATATCTGTCTCTTTCAGCACCCTCTGTGCAGATAACTCCTGCCTCAAAGTAGTCAATAGCCTCCTGCCGCGAGTTCCAATTGTCTTCAATGCCGTAGCAAATCGTAGTTACCATATTTACACCCCCTTACTCATTTCTTCGCGGATTAGGTCAATAGCAAAGCCTAATGCCATACACCAACCCTCTTCAAAACTTCCCATATATTCCGCGAATCCGCATAAAAAATCAGATTCTTTGTTTAACTCTTTTTTGTTATCAGAATAGTGATGGTAGTATTCGTTGTGAATTTCAAGTTCATTCTTTAATGTTTCATAAATTTCGTTGTATCTCATTATCATCACTCCTTTATTGTGTTTACCGCCCATTCTGACAATCTGTCAAACTCATATCCATCAATTAACAATGCGTAAGGGAAATCTTCATAGTCTCCATCATAATCAGCAACGCAGATTTTCCACTCGCCACTCAAACTCCAATAGTCTTCTATGAAGTCTGCGCCATATACCGCAAGAATAATGTTCATCTTTTGTTCGTCATTCAGCACAAAATTATTGTTAATCATTATCATCACTCCTTTATAATTTCGTGGCAGGGGAGGGAAAACATTCAAGAAAAAACTCCCCTGCACACGCTGTCAGTCACCTGTAAAATAAAACATCAATATTATCGCTACAACTATCGTAATAAACTGTCCTAATAAACCCATATCAATCAGCCTCTCTTATTCTGTATTCTCTACGGAAGTCCCAACCAAGCGTTCTTGAAAGGTAGTTGTCATCGTTTTCCATTGTGACTATCCACTCTCTCGCCTCTTCGCGAGTATCATAACCCCACATGTCATACCATTCTCTATCTGCTTCGTTCCAAACTTCTACTCTATATTTTCTATCCATATCAATCAGCCTCCTCCATCAATATCACTACACCTGCGCGGACTGCCCACTTTTTAGGTCTAACGAGGAAGTCTGCAAACAACATAGCCTCATTCCATTCTGTCATAACGTCAGCGTCTCTGTAGTTCTGCGCATGGTTATGCTTTTCCTGCAAGTACCAACGCATGTCCTCTTCCAAGATGGAGAGGGTATTCACTTTAACGTATTTCATACTCGCGCCTCTCTTTCCTTTCTATCAAGAGGTAATTCCTCTCTAATCACTGTTTCAACCTTAAACGAATCACACCAATCTCTGTTGCGCAGTTCTTCTGCTTTGGCAAGTGCCTTGTCTATGTCGTGATACCAACCATAGAATTCATTGTTGTCAGCCGTGTTGCCAAGCAGGGCATAGTAAACTCTCAACATATATCATTCCCTCTTTCTTCAATACTAATCATATACAATCCCACCATCGTCAAGTCCGTAGAATAGGTTAATGTCAACATTCTTGCGTTTCCACACAAGATATTCGTTGTCAAGCGTTTCGTCGTCAAACTTCACATGATAGCCGTTACAATACCGCAACCTGCGCTCAAACTTGTAAGCCTGCAAGAAAGCCTCGTCTTTAACGTCGCTAACCTCGTGAATCTCATAAATGTGTTCTTTTCCGTCTGTTGTGTGCCAATCATCAATGTATTCGTATAACTTCATGCTATCAACTCCTTTATAAAACAATTTCCAATACGTTATCGTCTCGCATTGTTACTTTGCAGAAGATTCTGTTATCCAATGTTTTGGATAAATCATTCTTATGTCCGCGCTCAATAGGGAGAATCCCAACTGCGCCTGCAATAGAAACCTCAACCATAACGTCATCATCAAATCTGTCAACCATTTCCTTGACAGTTGTCTTTCCACATTCAAAGTTTGTATTCATTTTGTTCTCCTTTCTTATTATACTACAATAGTATAGATTTGTCAAGTAACTATTTTTCTAAACCTGCCCAAATTACAACCATTAGGAAGAGGGCAGGGACTAACCAACCCATACTCATAACTATCACCACTCAATCGTGAAGTCAATCGCAGGTCTGCGTTCAACCCAAAAGTCCCATATACCATCAACGTACTGATAGTTCTCGTACAGATATTCTTCCATAGAGGAATCAACCTCTGCGTTATATCCATTTGCGAGTTCTCGCAGACCGCCATTGATTACTGCGTACTCGTCATAGCCGTCGCCAACTTCAACGATTCCAATAAAACTTTCATCTTCGCACATGTCTTCAAACATTACTCTGTATCTTCTCATGTTCATCACTCCTCTCTAATTGCATACTCGCACATATATGAGTCAGTACCCATCTGCACCGCAAAGTCAATATCATCGGCTACTAATTTATCTATATGCTTTTGAGCCTCTTCGCGAGTAGGGTATGAGCCAAGGTCAACCCATTTTGTGCAACCATAAAACTTCGGTCTTGTCATTATTACATACTTCATATTTACGCCTCGCTTTCTATCTCTATTATACTACAATAGTATAGTTCTGTCAAGTCCCTTTTTCAACTTTTTATACTACCGCACCGATAACATACAACTGGTCTTCACTCCAACACCATGTGTTGTGCTTACAGTCTATGCATTCAAGCACAGGCTCGTCATAATCCCAATGCTTACACTCCGTAGGTCTTTTGTTTGTCTCACAGTCTTTATACCATTCATCGTACGATGTCCAATAATCGTCATCGTCCCATGCGGTAGGTGAGCCATAGCACTTATATGTGTAGGTGTCCTTTTTAGGTGTGTACTTCACATATCCAAGATACTTTGAAGTCCACGGCATATACGTTGTGTTAGAGTACCATACTCCGTCTTCATGTGACCAACCACTTCCAACGATTTCCCCATGTCCATCATTGGATAACACGAGCATTTTGCTCTTGATAATCTCTCCCAATAACTTCCCTGCATTTGCGTTATAGTACCATGTAGGACTTGTTATAATGCAGTCCGCGTACTTGCGGATAAACTCCATTGTATCGCTTATTTTCGTCGCGTATGAAGTCAATGAGATTATTCCATTGTGCGCAATTCCCACATTGCAGTCAAAGTCCAATTCCTTTAACTCTCCCACATTCTCACTCAATGGGAATGGGTGACAGTTCTGCGGACTCGTTGCGCCATTTGTCGTGATTCTAAAGTGCATGACAATAGGCAAGTCCGTCCTATTCTTGTACGGCTTGAACGCAGTCTTGAATTTTCTCCAAGACATGAACCCCTTGTGAATATGTACTGCATTGTTTTCTGCATACATGAACCCACAACCATCGGGGTTATTCTCAAAACAAGTTTTTAGTGTTTTCCAAGATGGGTTACACTCTCCCATAGGTTTATATACGATAATGCACATTCTATCAACCTCCTTTACATATATCCAAGAGCAACGCGTGTCTGTACGTCAGCATTACACAGTACAGTCAGCATTGTGTTATAGTCCATGCGTGAGCAACCACGCGCGGTCAACTGTTCATTCATTTTGTCCATCAATGACATCATCATGTCGCGGTAGTCTTCTGTAGTAACGACTTTTGGCTCTTCCCAAATCACTCCGCGCGATTCCATGTACTGCTTTAATGAATCATCAGCGTCAGCGAACCATACATAGAAATTATTTGCGTCTTCCATGTCAATGGTCTTGCATTTGTCTACCAACATTTTGATAATCTTTACCCATGCGATAAAGTTGTCATAGTTGACAGTCCCTGCGCCAAGTCTAAATTCTACAGTCGCACTATTTCCACAGTTTATTGCTACTCCGTGGTCATTGTCGTAATATTCCACGTACCTCTTTGCGTGGTCTATTGTGTCTGTTTTTGTGTTGCCTTTTCTAATCGGTCGCGCCCATCTTGTTGCATAGTCTGTACGTCTTGACAGTTTTTTCAGCATGTCATAGGAATATCCCTCTGTATGCAACATGACTATTTTCGCGATATTTTCGTTTTGTTCTTCTTCTGTTTCACCAAACGCAGTCCGTGATACATGAATATGCAGTCCCGCGTCTTCATCTTCATCGCGGAAATTGTCCGCGGCATAGTCAAAGGCGCGCTTGATTTCTCCACTTTCTATGATTGCCTCATATGAATGTGGCATGAATATACATTCAACATCAACCGTGCAGTCATCTTCATAAACCGCGCGGTCTCCGAGTATGTTATACAGTTTCTCTGCGTGATACTCCGCGTCATGTCCGCATAACTCCCATTCAACACCCATGTACCAAGTAGGCGATGGCTTGATTCCTGCTTTTTCCATCGCGGACTTGAAAAACTTTAACATCTGTCCCTTGTGGTAGTGGTACGGCTTGACGATACACGCACTCGCGCACCTGTCGCACATGTCTCTGTCCCAGTCAAAGTCATCGCGATGTACATACTCGTTGCAGTTGTAGCAATACGCGTACTCGTCATACAGACAGTCTGGACATACGTCTCCATCGCGCGTGTTCTCCGTCTTGTTATTTGGGACAAGATAACCGCAACATGCGCACTCCGTGTAGTAATACGCGCAGTCATCGCATACCCATCTGCCGTCATACGTGTACTGCATGTCATCGCGCGGGTAATACTTTCCGCAATCGTCGCACTCGCGGTAGTCTGTCGCACAGTCCGCGCATACATAATTCCCGTACGCGTCAACAATAAACGCGTCTGACTCCGTGTTGATAACACAACCGCAGTCGTTGCAAATTTCCTTTGACATAGTTTTTTCTCCTTTCATGTCAACGTGATACTTAATAGGGGACTGACGGAATTGCACCGCCACCATGCTAATATCCCCATGATATTATACTATAGTAGTATAGTTAGTTAATATTTCGCGCTAACCCTGCATGCGTCAGTTAATCCTATAGTCGTAGCAACCCGAGATTTTCAGATTTTAGCGCAATCTCTTCAACAATGGTTCTATGTCTCCGCCGCTCGTACACAATACGGGATAGAGTGTAGTCATCGCGGTTTTATATCACGCGCATGTGGCTTTATTCAGTTGTGTGTTCGCGGTCTACGCGATTTCATTTTTTCATATTGTACCGCCTTTTGTTTTTCTAACCCTTTTTACAATTCTATTATACTACAGTAGTATGGAATTGTCAAGTGGTTAATTATGTTTTTTTATGTTTTTTTGTGTACCATTTCGCAATAACTTGTTGATGTCTACTCAATGAGTGTGCGCGTTGCGTCTCATGTTTTACGCTGTCCGCCTTGCATCTTTTGACACTAACATTATACCATACTGACATAGTATGTCTATAACCCAAAAGTAGTATTTTTCGTACTACTTTTGGAGTATTTTTACACGGCAGTTGTACTGCCTTTGTACTTTGTATACATGGTAAACACCTGTTCTCCTATATGGTAAACATATGTTTAGATACTACTACCAATGTAAACGCATGTTCGCAGTCCGCACCGATTCACATATGAATCAAGTCAGACGTCATTCTGACACCTTGTCTTGCGCTCATAGCGATACAAATATGAATCACCTACACGCGCACGATAGAGAAGGATACTGGAAATAAATGGTAGTATAGGTGGTGGTGCATGGTCGGCACTACATGCACAGATAAACACCTGTTCGCAGGGTTAGGCTAAACAAGAACGCATGTTCCCCCATTCGACCGCCCGCGCGCAGAGAGAGGGGGTGGGGCGGGTATCTTGCGCAGACGTTCGATTAAAATATTTCTCTATAAAAGGCTTTCAAGTTGGTATTTTTTCACGATAAAAGTGTGTTATAATGCTACCGAGGAATTTTGCAAGAGCGCAAAATTTTTTTGTTATAAAAAGGATTTCAAATGGGAACATACAACGCCGATTACGGAGAGATACAAAGGGAGAGGAAGAAGATAACGGAGTCTGCGAGGGCGTTGGCGATTGCAAACAGGAACAGGTCGCCGTACACGCCGATGACGCAAGGCACGTTTATTGAAAGGCTCTCCAATTATGTAGAGGAACAGGATAAAAAGGGGAAGCCTCTAACTGTAGCGGGATTCATACTTGCATCTGGAATGCCGCAACCAACGTGGTACAACATGAAAGACGGCATGTACGACGCAAGCATAGAGGAATTCAAGGTAACGCACGACATTCCGCAGGACGCGGAAGAGTACGTTACCGAAGACGGTGAGGTCTTATCTCTTCTGCCGTGGTCGGAGGTAATCAACAGGTGTTATCTTCTGCTCCAACAGGAGAGGGAGACTAACTGCGTAGCAGGCAAGGCAGGCAATGTTATCGGAAACATCTTCCTGTTGAAATCCCAACACGGGTTATCGGACATGCCTCAACAGATAGCGTCGCAGACGAATATCCAGATAGTAGCCAACTCCGACACGGCTATGAAAGCATTGGAAATGCTAAAATAAGGGCGGTAGTGTTAGTAGAAACCCAATGCGAATTAGTTATACCGCGTACCTCTTTTAGCGCATTGAGTCGGTGCAAGTCCGACACCGCCCCCTTGGTATACCAGTTGGTATACCAACGGTAAACCCAGTATAGTATAGGTAAGTATAGTATAGGTTATATATAGGAGACTCGTTCAAGGGTAGGACATAGGAATTTGACTCCTACAATCGTGGTTCGAGTCCACGGTCTTCTGCCAATTACCCAGAGGGATTGGCATTTGGCGTTTTAATTAAAACTTGCGAAGAACTACAGAAAGGAGAGTATCACTATACTCTTGACCCTCTGGGGAGAATGTAAATGGCTTATTACGGCAACCAGAAAAAAGGCAGACCGATGAAACCCGAAAACGCCTACTTAAAGGCAGTTCAAGGCATCTTCAAGGCGTTCTGCTTTCATGCACACAACACGGCATATATAAACAATCCAAAACCAAATGAAAAAGATATTAAGTGGATTCCGTCACGTTTTCACAAGGATTTATGCGAAAGGGTGCAGGCGTTTCTGGAGAAACCGACTGATAAGGCATATGAAATAATGATTATCTCTACGCCGCCGCAACACGGCAAGTCCACCACACTTACCGAGACTCTATGCGCTTGGTACTTGATGAGGAATCCAGACCATTGTGTGATACAGGTTTCCTACGGGGACGACCTTGCCGAGCGGTTCGGGAAGAGAAACCTTGAGAAAGTCAAGGAGTTCGGCTATATCTTCGGAGTTGAAGTAGACCCTAAAAAGGCTACCTCAAGGGAATTCCAAATCAAAGACCATAAAGGGCGTATGATTTCAAAAGGAATCGGTTCTGGTCTTACTGGACATTCTGGACATTTGATTGTCATAGACGACCCTATCAAGAACAGGGAGCAGGCAGACTCCGAAAGAACAAGAGAGTCCATCTGGGACGAGTTTGAACACTCGATTCTTTCGAGAACGCAGGCAGGTTCAAAGATTATTCTTATCATGACTCGTTGGCATGAAGATGACTTGGCAGGCAGGATTTTAGAGAACATGCCAGAAGTCACCACATACGTCAACTACGAGTGCGAATGTGAATCGGAAGACGACCCTCTCGGCAGAAAGATAGGCGAGCCGCTTTGCCCAGAGATAGGCAAAGGTGAGAAGTGGCTTGAATCTTTCAAGAAGACCTACACTAACGAGTCTGGCATGAGAGCGTGGGAGGCTCTGTTTCAAGGACACCCGACGATTGCAGAGGGCAATATTCTCAAGAAAGAATGGTGGAATTACTACGACCCTGCGAAAGAGCCTAAATACGACCAGATGGTAATGTCGGTAGACGCTACTTTCAAGGACGGCGAGAGAAACGACTTCGTTGCCATATCGGTGTGGGGGAAGAAAGAAAACAAGATATATCTCGTCAAAATGATTAACGAGCATCTTAATTTCACGGCTACCCTGCATAAAATTCGATTATTAAAGGCTCACTATCCGAGGATAGGTGCGATATATGTGGAAGACGCGGCAAACGGACAGGCAATTATACAGACTCTTTCTCACGAGATACTTGGTATTATTGCCGTTCCGCCAGACAAATCAAAGGAGGCGCGGGTCAACGCGGTATCGTTTGTCATAGAAGCAGGAAATGTGTATCTGCCAGAGGGCGACCCGATGACCTACAAGTTCGTGGAACAATGTGCGAAGTTCCCGAACGATAAACACGACGACATGGTAGACAGTATGTCTATGGCTTTATATAAACTGGCATACTCAAGGAGAGGCAGGGCGATACCTGCCATGCGAGAGAAACTCGACTGGGTACTTCCGTACCAGAAGCCGAAGAAACGAGTTGATGTAGGAGGACTAATAAGAACGATATGACGATTCTGCTTATCATATTAGTTTTATATGCGGTATGTTCGCCGTTTATCGTGCTATACGCCGTAAAATTTGGCATGAAACTGGTTGATGAACCGAAAAAAGTCGCGTTAGAACCGATATTTAGCGTTCCGAAACCGAAGAATAAGCCGAAAATGACGGCAGAAGAAGACAGAATGACTCAAATCCTGCGGAATATCGACAATTACAACGGCACTCCGCAAGGACAAGTAAAGGTAGAAGTAAAACATGACTAATGAACCATCAACTTCGACAAAATTTTGGCGAAGATATGAAAAGGGTCTTGATTACATAGACCTAAAAGACCTCGTAAACCGTTCCAACAAGTGTTGGAACTTTTTTGTCGGCAAACAATGGGAGGGTGTAGAGGCAGACGGCGAGGATTTGCCGTTCATGAACTTCATTCACCCGAACATTTTGCGCAAAGTCACCACCATTTACACCAATAGAATGGCGGTAACTTACTCCGACATGGACGGCAGGGCAGAACTGCAACCGATTTACGAGGCATTGTCCTCGATGTTTAGCGCAAAGTGGGAAAAGGCGAATGAAGATACACTATGCAGACGCA